ATCCAGACCCACAATTTTGGAGAGAGAACGGCTTCCAATATCATTTCATAAAGGATGGAAAAGAAATTATTGTTGGTGGAAACTCTAGAGGTAGAGGGTTTGTAATATCAGCAATGAGAAATAGGGGTATGTACAGCATAGAAATACCAGAGGAAGATATTGATGTACTAACTCTAGAGGATTTGGAGTTCTTTAGTGCTTGGTTAAATAAACGAACATCATTGAGACAAAAATTTACGAATAGAGATACCTTAGAACTAAGGTTATATAATAAAATTGTTAAGGGAAATTATTTAACTAGGAAAACAAAAGATGCTGGTCGTGTACCACAATGGAATCATCCAGCTTTACTATCTGCTTTTGATGGTTATGAAAACCAATTTAGTAAAAATGATATTGCATCAATCAAATCAGCAGTTACAAAAAAGTTTGAAAATGATAGACAAAAAGAAGTACGAAGAGAAGAGAACTCTATAGATACAAGCACTCAGGGTTTGAAAATTAAAGCGAATAAAGATGTGTGGGATAAAAAGACCGCAGATAAAATTAAAGACTTAGAAAAAGATATAGATGGGACTCTAAAATCACACCATGAAATAAAATCTGTTCATGGATTTATTGGTAAAACAGTTACTAATTATCTTTGTGGTCTAGAAACTGACATATTAAAAAATAAAATGGATGAAACAGAATTCCCACATGACTTGGTAGTTTTTGTGAATTTTTTAACAGGTGCAAAATATGACAGATTTGTTAAAGGTTTAGGTAGTGGTGATAAAGATAAACTTAAAGCTATAAAAAAACGTGCTGGTCGTATGATTGACGGAACATTAAGTATCATTCCAATAGACCCAAGAATATGATTATCTGGTTGTGCGGTGTCAGTGCATCTGGTAAATCAACTGCTTTAAAGAATATATTTGAGGATTTAGGCACACCTTATCTAATCAGATGCAAATCAGAAGAACATGAATACAATATTCGTTGTTATCGTAAAGGAAAAATACTGACAGTTGGTAGAAAAATAGGTCATGTTACAGCTGGTTTAGATGGTGTTATGTTTGGTATAGAAAAGTTCAAAAATTTTCTAAAAGTAGAATATTCAAATTGGGATCACATTATACTTGATGGTAACAAATTTATAGACAGAGAGATCATGCATCAATATTTACTGGATCAGAATTTTGAATATAAGGTATACTATTTTTGTCCACCATTGGAAGAGCTAGTAAAAAGGTCAAAGATAAGAAATAATGGGAATGATACTAGATTTTTAAAAAATATAAAATTGAGAGAAAAACATATAGAAAAATATGAGAACATATTTCAAAATGAAAAGTATAGTAAAAATATGTCTAGAATAACAAATTTAAACATGGAAGAATCAAACAAAATAACAGAGGAAATACTTTGTACAATAAAAGAATAGTATGTGACATTGATGATACAATAAGTTTCTGTGATAATAGGGATTGGGAAAATGCAACACCCAATAACCCTGTCATACAGAAACTTATATCTTTGCATGATCAAGGGTGGGAGATATTTCTTCACACTGCAAGAGGTAGCTTATCTGCAAAGACTCCAGATGATGCAAGAAAGAAATATGAGGGGATCATAACACAATGGATGTCTCAACATAAAGTTCCATATGATAAACTTATTTTTGGTAAACCTCTAGGCACATACTATGTAGATGATAAATCTATAACACCAGAGGACTTTGTAGAATTAAAGATAGAGAAGTTAGAAGGTGGACTATCTGGTGCAGATGTTTTTAGGTCGGGTAATATTGTTCACAAGACCGCTGACAACACACTTGATGCTGCAAAGTGGTATAACATATCTAAAAGTAGTATTCTTAAAACACCAGAGATTTATAAGGTTGTGGGTGAAACAATATCAATGGAATACATCATCCACAACACAGATGTTGACCTTGATATCGTTACCAATCAGCTACAAAGTAACAGTAACTATTACCACCATGATATACCAGATTTTTCTACCTATGTCAACAGAATAAGAGATAAAGGCCTCGATGAGAAATATGCAACTCAGCTAGAGGGGTATTCTGATTTCTATAACAGGAATAAAAGTTTTTGTCATGGAGATGCTAGTATAGATAATATTTTGTGCAACGACAAGACAATATATTACATAGACCCGATATATTTACCAGACGTATATTCTTCTTGGACTTTAGATATTGCAAAGGTCTTGACTTCTCTTAAAAGATATGATAAAGTGAGAGACTATAATATAATTAGAGAAAAGTATAGGGACATTGCAACAGAATTGGACGCACTAGAGATGAGTCACTGGATACGTATGTATACCTATCACCCATCAAAAGAATATGTCATGTCGCAGATAGAGAGGGTATATGAATCTATTAAAAATTGAGAATATAAGAAAAGAGGGTAAGAGAATAGGGTTCACCTGTTCTACCTTTGATCTATTACACGCTGGTCACATTGCGATGCTTGCAGAGTCAAAGTCTAAATGTGATTATCTTATTGTCGGTTTATTGTGTGACCCTACTCATGATCGTCCAGAGAAACAGAAGCCACTCCAGACCATGTTTGAGAGGTGGGTTCAATTGGATGCAGTATCATATGTCGATATGATAATACCATTTCAGACAGAGCAGGATATTGTTGACATGATACTGACATTAAATCCTGATATAAGAATAGTGGGTGAGGAGTACAAAGACGTAGACCATACAGGAAAGGGCCTGTGTCCTATCTTTTATAATTCTCGTAAGCACTCCTTCTCATCTACCGAATTGCGAGAGAGGTTAAAGGATGACTAATTTTGTTGTAGGTAAAATGGGATTGGCATGTAGGTTTAATTGGCCAACTCACAATAATGGTTGGTTCAGTGCTGCAGATGATATATCAAGACTAATTGTTAATTTGAGTTATAACAATCCTAATGACAAATTTTACATTATAGGCAACAACGACATCGAAACTTTATCTTATCAAAAGATGAACCAGTTGTTTCCACATGGTAATGTTTTTAACACTTATAACAACAAGAAAAAACTTGGTGAGAAGTATCACCATGCTGGTTGGAAATCCCCTCTAGAATATATTAATAACAACTCAATAAGTATTGATTATGGTATAATTGCATTTGGGTCTGTCCTTCTAAGGAATGTCCCAGAAAAAACATATACTAAATCTGGAACTATTGCAAAACCTTTAGATCGTGCAGTCAAATATATTGCACCATACGTTCACACTCTTAATGAGCTGGGTATCAAATGGGTATGTCTGGTAGATGATCCAAGACATTTTCATAATAAGATTGTAGACCTGTATAACAAACCAGAAATATATCTATCGCAAGTAAAGGGGTCACATAAATTTTCAAGTATAGTATCATATGATAATCAAGACATTGTTGAGTGCGATATTCCAGTGAAATATTCATATGTAGAATCTAATGTTGTTCTTGATGAGATTATTTCTCCAGTAGGCGATGATTGGAAAGACAGAAAAAACAAGATGTCAATAGTTTTAAATCATGCTGGTACAGATGAGACACTTGATAATACCTCTAAACTAGGGAATGGACATAGGCCTAGATATCCAATACTGAAAGAGTGGATACTGGATAATTACAAAGCATCTGACATATATGGAAAATGGTCAGAGGAGATAATGAAAAGTAGTGGCGCATTTAAGGGTATAATCAATAGAGGAAAGCTGTATCCAGAGATGATGAATTGGAAGCACAGTTTGTGCGTACCCATAGATAAGGGGTGGGCTACTGCAAAATACCTAGAATATTTAAAGTGTGGTATATCTCCATTTTTACATCCAGAATATGATTCGCAGAGAAATACCAATGTTCAAGATTTCTACAGAGTGCAGTCAGTAGAGGAGATGCGAGACAAAATCGCAATGAGCGATGACACGCATATTAAAGAGATCAACAGGGGTATAGAGGAGTGCTTGTCGAATGAGTTTGTGTCAGGGCAGAGGATAAATGATGAAATATATTCTGCACTAGGATTGGAAAGAAATATTCGTAATGAGATGAGAGATTTGTGGACACCCCAGAAAACTAATAATTTAGAGGAGTTTTTTTCATGATAAGACTATTCGCACAAAATGATCACGGAGAGAAAGAAACCTATTCCAAATGGAACGGAAAGTTTCTAGATGAGTCCTCTTATGATAAAGTAATTCACGTTACTGAGAATACAGCATTAATGAAGCCTACCATTTCCCTTGATGGAAGTGATGTTCCTCTTGCATATATCATGACAAACGTATATCCAGATGATGAAGTACGAAACTGTCTTGCGACTATAGAGGACACAAGTACCATGAGAGCAAATTGTAGTGGCCCAATAGACCATGAAGAGATGAAAAAGAAAGGACTCATCGAAGGAGAACATTACAAATTACGCACACCAAACTCGTACTATACTCGCACTAAGTCAGGTGGTTGGGGTATGATTGCATATGCATCTGAAATCCATAGTGTGATGATAGGATACAAGCGAGGTAGGTTTACTGGTGGTATAGACGCCTCTGGATGGACAAAGGATCATCCCAAAGAATTTGAGATACTTAGAGATATATCGAAATACAACGAGATTGCATTTGAAAATGCAAACCCTATTGTATACAACAAACAAAAAGTCTTTGCAGAAAAGTCAATCAAACCAGAGCATCGTATAGGTATCTTTACAACTCTATCTGCGAATCGTTATCATGCTGGACAGTCAACCAAGATGGCAGCTCATGTGGATAGTGGAGATACGGAGTTTGGTATGACAACGATGTGTGTGTTTCGAGAGGGAGAATATAGTGGTGCATATCTAACATTTCCAAGATATGGCATTGCAATAGACGCACCAGACAATAGTGTGGTGATTGCAGATAGTCGAGAAATACACGGTGTAACTCCCATACAAGGGACAGGAGAACGCTTTAGTTGTGTGGCGTATTGTGACAATCGACTTGCAACTATAGGAACAGCTGGTAAGAGTGAAAGACTGATTGGTAAGTATGCAGCTAAAGAGATAGGAAATCTAGAAGATTTCTTGTCAGGAGAATAGTAGCTGCCAGAGAATTAGTGACTTGACATTATAACTTATAATCTTTATAAATACTATTAATTATTTCATATGGAGAGATTGATGGGTATTAAAAACTATGTCTGGCAAGTAAGGCCCGTTCAAGAGGCCCATGTCAATCATTTAGATAGAATACAGAGTTTTTTGTCTGAAGATATTGATCTCCCCACAGATGTGCTGGATGGTTTTGAATTTTCACAAACAGACAAGTCTGAAAAATCAAGAGTTCAAATTAAAGTTTTATCAGCAGATAGAGATACCGATAGAGATGAAATTCTTAGACGTTTGAAGAACGCTGGAATTTCAGCAAATACTACACCAACATCTTCTTCTGTTGATCCTATTGATGGTACTTTTGATGGTAGAAATTTCCGAATTAATGTTAAACCTAAATCTGGTGGTATGGGAGAAAGCACACTCAATTCTAGCATCAC